GATTACAATCTGCCGATAGACCCGCGTGAAATAGATATTCAGCTTTTGCGCGTGTTTTATAACCCGCTTATTGATGGCACGGTACAGATTCAGAAGAGCATGAAGGAAAACAAATAAATGGCAAACGCGATGTATTCTATAGGCGCAATTTTCGAGCTTATTGACCGTTTCAGCGGGCCGCTGAAGCAAATTAACACACAAAGCTCAATCGTCGAAACAACTATGTCGCGTTCAACTGCCGTTTTTAACACCGGCATAGCTAAAGCTGGTGCTGCTATTAAGGGGTTCGGCAAAGTTGCAGCCGGAACTGCTATAGCCAGCTTAACAGCCGGTGTTGGCGTAGCAACAAAGCAGTTTATAGACTTTAAAGAAAATCTGCACAGATCTGCCGCCGCCTTTAGCGATATTGACAGTGCAAGTGCAGACTTTGCAGACCGCATGACCGAAATTGGACAAGTGGCCCGCGACGTTGCCGCCGCAACTGAATTTGATGCGCTTGAAGCAAGTAATGCGCTGACAGTGTTAGCACAGGCTGGCGTTGAAAGTAGTAACGCTGTTGCGCTTTTGCCGCAAATTGCAACACTTGCAACGGCTGCAAATATTGACCTTGCAGAAGCAACATCAATGGCCGTGCAAAGTCTTAATGTTATGGGCATGGCAAGCGATGACCCGCTTATTATGGCGCAAAATATGCAACGCATGGCAGACGTTATGGCTTATACGGCCGATAGCGCCAAAATGAGCATGAGCGACGTTGGCGCGGCAATTGCGGCTGGCGGCGCATTGTTTAAAGATGGCAATCAAGACTTAAACCAATTTTCAGCTGCTTTGACGGCATTAGCCAAAAACGGCATTGCCGGTGCAGAAGCGGGCACGGCGTTGCGTAACATCATGGCGCGCATAAGCGCACCGACCGGAGAAGCTGCTCAAAGCCTTAAAGCTTTAGGTATTCAGACAACAGACAGTGAGGGCAATCTGCTTGCCTTTACTGACATAATCGGGCAGTTTGAAAAATCTATGGCCGGGCTTGGCGATGCCGAAAGAAACTTTCACATCAAAAAGATTCTCGGCGTTCAGGGAATTGCGCCGTTTAACGCCTTACTTGCAGAAGGCGCAGACCGCCTGAATGAATACACGGCTGCTGCAACAAACAGCGCCGGTGCTGTTACAGAAAAGGCTGAAATTATTAGAAGCAGCATAGGCAACCAGATAAAAGTTTTAATGTCTGCTTTGACTGAATTAGGCTTTAAGTTTGTCGAAGCGTTTCAGACGCAAGGCGGCAACGCTATTCAGGCTTTAACAGAATTTATCAACGGGCTTGATGTTTCGGCAATCGTTGCTGGTGTTTCAGCTTTAACAGATTTTCTTGCAAAAGTCTTTGGTTTCTTGTGGGATATTAAAGGCGTTATTGTTGCTATAATCGCAACTTTTGCGGTTATTAAAACTGCAATGTTCATGGTTGGCGCTTTTCATACTGCAATGGAAGTTTGGCAAGGCATACAGATAGCGTTTGCCATTGCAACAAACGGCAGTGCCGCCGCAACAGCCGCTTTAGCCTTTGCCAGCGGCACGGCAACAACAGCTTGTACAGCTTTTGGCGTTGCCTTAACAATTATTACAAGCCCTATCACATGGATAATTGTTGCGGTTGGTTTACTTGTTGCCGGTTTTATTGCGCTATGGAAGCATATTGACGGTGCAAGAGAGGGATTTGATAAATTCTTGAATTTGCCTGTTGTGCAGTTTTTACAAGAATGGTTAGTTCCGTTTAATGCAATCATGCTGATGATTAAGGGTTTACTTGACGGCATAGCCAACATAAAGGCCGCTTTTGCAAATGGCGGCGTTGCTGCTGGCTTAAAGGCAATCGGCGGCATGTTGCTCAATATGGTGTTAGCACCGGTACAAGCCTTGCTCGAAATGCTTTCAAAGATTCCGGGCTTGGGTAAACTTGCAGATTTTGGCGCGTCTAAACTTGAAGAGTTGCGCACAAATCTTGTAAACACAGCACCATCTCCAGCCGCACAACCAGTACAAGCACAAGCGCCAGTTACACAAGGCGAAAGAGCGGCGTACACGCGCACGGAAACAAATAACAACAGCTATTTGCAAATCGGCGTAGAAAAGGGCGTGAACGTTACAAAACAGAACTTTGCGCCCGGCGTCAACATTCGCACAGCTACAAGCGGCGCATTCTAATGGATTTTAGCCGGAAAACGGCAAGGAGGAAATATATCTAGGAAAGTTTATAACTTAATTGTTGCGGTTTTGGGTGGTATTCAGCCATTGCATCAGGTGTTGTAGCTTATCTTGAACCAAGCTACACACCTGCAATTGTTGCGGCTATTCCAGTTGTACAGACTGCAATTCTTGAGATTTGCGGCATGTTCATTAAGGAATAACAACAGGGCAAACGCATTATAAAGTTTTTTTAAACAATTTATTTAAATATTTATCAAAATTGTTCATGCACTATCGAAAAAGCACGTCCAATTTGCCACGTTGAAAGAAATGGATTGTTCTTCGTAGATTTTTTAATAAAAATATGCTCGAATTTTCAGAGTGGCTCGGGTGGATTGCTTGCTTTTTCTCCCGTTTCTGTATAATTTATCACTTGCAACTATAATTTTTATACACAGTTTTATAATGTGTTTGACCTGGGAATAACAAAGCCTTGTCTTGCAAAATTGCTAAAAAGGCTTTAAAATCTCCCGTAAAGGGAGATTTTTTTATGACCGAAGACGAAATCAAGAAAAAAACAAAACGGGCAAAAGCTGGCTTGTTTGGTTTTTTTGTGCTTTTTATTTTGCTTTGTACCTGGTGTACAAAAGCAACAACGAAGAAATCGCAAAAGGTTCAAGAAAAACAAGTGACACAAACACAAAAAGAAAAAGAACTACCGCCGGGCAATTATCCTGATTTTATTTATTATGATAATACAACTTACAAAATAAACGGCAAGTTTCAGCGTGACGATTTTGTTTTTGGAGTTGCTCAAGTTCCGTTCTATGATTATTTTACAGATGAAGATTTTCTTAAAACTGCAAAAATGGTAGATGAAAGTGATTATGGATTTGTTGAAATTCGTTTTTCAGATAAAAAAACAAGTCTTTTATTACAAAAAGGAATAGTACAGATTTCTTCTTTGTATGGTGTAACTGCTGAACAAGGCGGCATAAACAAAGGCTTGCTTTTGTTTACAGTTGAAAACGGCAAAGTTTTACGTTTAAATGAAGAGCAAGTAAAAAAATACGATTTACAATAATTATAAAGCCGGTTGTTTAACCGGCTTTTTTTTTATTTTGAATAATATTTCATTTTTTCGTTGAAAATTGCTTGGCCTTGCATTGCCTGTAAATCGGCGGCTGGTTTTAAGAACGGCTTGGCACTTGTATTTGTGCTTTTGTAAGCAACATTGTAAAGCGGTTTAAGCTTGAATTTTGGTGATGCTGCCTTGCTGAAGCTAGTTGTTACAAACCATGTATTGCCGATTTTGAAGCGCATGTTCAAGCTTTTAGATGCGGCAGCACTTGCAACAAGATTGCTTTTGCGTGTTCCTTTTCGTCTGTAAGGCCCTTGCAACGGCTTAATTGTGCCCAAATAATAGCGCGATTGCACCTGCTTTTCGTTGCTGCTGCCAGTTCTTGCTTGTCTGTTCGGAATTGCAAGGCGTGGTTTGCCGATGTGCGCGCCGCCTTGTTCCAAGCGCTGTGTATATGGCGCGTTAGTTGTAACGCCAGCAACGCTTTGAATTTGATTTATGCTTGTTACGCCGGGCTGACACTTTGTATAGCGAAAGTTTCTTTTTGTAAACGTGTTTCTTTCGATAAAGTTTCTTGAAAAGTTTTCTTTTGACTGAATAAAAGTGTTATAAGCCTGCTGGTTTACAGTGGCAACACCCGCTTTTATCATCGTTCTTTGTGCGTCTGCAACGCATTTTGTTATAGCGTTTTTTCCTGTGAATGTTTTCATGCTTAAATTATATGCTTTGATACTGCAAAAACTATAAACACTTTGTTTATAGTTTTCTCACAGTTGTTACTGCAAAATTAAACTATGGCATGGCAAGACGAAATCACAGACGCCACATATACAAGCCCAAGCGGCAAAAGCTTCACGTTTTACTATGGCGCGCTCAAAAAAGATACAGATCTAAAGACCGCAACTTTTACATTTCCAGACGTTAACGGTGCATTAGTCATGCCTTTAGGGCGTGGCGGGCGGCGTTTTCCTTTAGCCTGCCGTTTTTACGGCGAAGACTGCCTGACACAAGCTGACAACTTTGAAAAAGCTCTTGAAGAAACTGGCATAGGCACTTTGCAACATCCTATTTACGGCCAGCGCAAGGTTGTGCCAACTGGTTCAATCAGTAGAAGCGATAATTTAACAACAGACTTAAACACATCAACAGTTGAAATCACTTTTGCAGAAACGATAACAGACCAGATTTTTCCTGCATCCGAAATTCAGCAAGATGAAGAAATTGCCGCCGCCGTTGATTCTTGCATCCAGAAGACCGCTGAAGACTATGCAAAGCAGATGAACTTTGACAAAAAAAGCGATGCTGTTGCCGCACAAAAGCAAATTACTTCAATGTCGAAAATTGTTACCGAGCAGACAGATACGCTGGCGCAAAAATCATCTTCAGTTTATTCGCTCTATTCTCAACAGAAAGCAGAGCTTAACAACAATCTGTCAAACTTTGTTTCAAATGCTAAAAACGTGGCTTTAAGTATGTTTAGCATTGCAAAGACACCAGCGCAAATTGCAATTGATGCAAGCGCCAAAATCGGCGCTTATACTGCTATTACAAAAAGCCTTACAGCTAATTTCAGCAAAAACCTTTTCAGCAAGACACGCACAAAAGCGCAGTACATAAATTCACGGCTTTGCTGGCAGTCTAGCGTTTTAGCTTGCGCAAGCGGCATAGCTTACGCTTTAAGCGCCAAAGGCAAAAACGAAACCGAAAGCACCGGCGCTGTTGTTACTGGTTTGAGCATGAGCAGTGGCAACGGCAAATTTAGAAGCCGCGAAGATGCCGTTAATGCTGCAACAGAAATTCTTGAACTTTTTGACCAGTACACAGCTTTTGAGAATAAAAACCTTGCAGAAAATTACAACGTTGATATTGGCGCCGGTTATGAAGACCTGCTGAAAATTGTTGTGTTAAGCACTGCTAAGATTCTGAATTATGCGTTCAGCCTGAAAAGCAAACATACAATCATACTTGACCGGCCTAGACAGGTTATAGAGCTTGTGGCAGAGCTTTATGGAGACTTTTCAAAAGTTGATGATTTTATTTGTGACAACAAATTAAACATCAATGAGCTTGAAATATTGCCGCTTGGCAAAAAGGTGAGCTATTATGCCTGATTCTTGCACAGTTCAAAGCGGCGATACTTTAGGCCAGATTGCGCTTAAAAAGTATGGTGTTTCAGGCCGCTACACAGATATTATAGCCGCAAACCCACAACTTGCAGGGCGCAAGACAGCTTCGGACGGTTCGCCGCTTATTTTTCCTGGCGATGTTTTAATTCTGCCTGAACAGACAGACATTCCGGCAGATGTTGAAAATATGACGCCTGTTGTAATCAGCCCGGACGAAAGCCGGGAAATGTCGCTTTATCTTGACGGCAAGCTTTTTACTGGTTTTACGGGTTACACTTTGCAGTTCAATATTGACACAATGGACGCTTTCAGCTTTAGCGCGCCGTGGCTTGAAGACAACGAAGAGCTGAAAAAAGCTTTTGAACCTTTTGCATATAAGCAATGTGCTGTTTATTATCGCAATCAGCTTATGTTTACAGGCACGCTGCTGACACCAGCGCCGAGCGTTACACCTGATAACCGCACAATCAACCCGCAGGGCTACCCGCTTTGCGGCGTTTTAAGCGACTGCACAATTCCAGATACAAAATATCCGCTATGCTATCGCAATTTGACACTTGAGCAGATTGCAAAAGATATTTTGCAGCCTTTCGGCTTGCAGGCTGTTTTTGATTCGTCAAGCGGCGCGGCGTTTGAAAAAGCTGAAAGCGAACCAGGTGAAAAAGTCTTAGATTTTCTCAAAAAATTAGCCGGTCAACGCGGTTTGCTTTTTACAAACACTGAAGAAGGAATGCTTAGATTCTGGCAAAAAACAGGCACGGGTTTGAACGCAACTTTTAAGCAAGGCGAATGGCCGTTTATCGAAGCAAAGTGCGAGTTTAAGCCACAAGAAATGTATTCGCACGTTACAGGCTTCAGCAAGACAGACAACGAAAGCAATGCTGAAAAATACACTTATGAAAATTCGTTTTTGACCAAAAAGGGCGTTTTTAGGCCTTATAGCTTTGTTGCAGAATTAAGCGATGCAAAAGCAAATGATATTGAAGAGGCAACAAAAGCTAAGGCGGCAGCAATGTTTGCAAACGCTGTCAGTTATGAATTGAGCGTTTACGGCCATACAGACAAAGACGGGAATATTTTCAACAAAGACATGGCTGTCAGTGTCTATGCACCGGCGGCAATGATTTTTAGAGAAACAAAATTTTTAGTTGATTCGATTGAGTTTAAAAAAAGCGATACACAAGGCGAAATTACAACTTTTAAGCTGACATTGCCTGGATCGCGCGATAACAGTCTGCCGGAGGTGTTGCCGTGGGAAGAGTAGGCCGCCTTTTGCAAAACGAAATTGCAAAAATTGTTGTTAATGTTGTAGAAACTCGTTTTGGCTTAAATCAGGTTTGTGACCAGTACAGCCCAAGCGGTGACGATTCGCCGCCATTGCCACAAGATAGAATTTTGCTTGTGCGTGTAGATGGTGCCGGAAGTTTTAAAGCTTGTGGCGTTTTAACTGCAAACAAGGGCGCAAAGCCTGGTGAGAAAATCTTATATAGCCGTGACCAACAGGGAAAAGTTCA